GCCCAAGGTTTTGATGTTTGGGTCCTTAGTCTCAAGGTCTACTGCCACCTCTTTGTACCCTGTTAAATCAGGGAACTCCGTAGGTATATTCCAGTCCTTGTCAATCAAGTCCATCTCACCCTTGAACTCATGGTGTAGATCACTGCCAAACAAACTATTCATCCTTGATTTTCCTATGAAGTGCAAATCTCTCGTCTGCCTCACGGGTTTCCTCAGAGAACTCAGCGCCGAGGGCCGTGTACCCTGCCTTATCCGTCCATGAGTCGTCATGGTCTAGGGTCTCAAGCAGGCGAGCCGTCTTCAACCAGTCCATCATCAAGATAACATGTTGCTCGGTTAGGTATCCATGGCTCATCAGTGCGCCATTCATTATGATGTTCCAGCCATTTGCTATACGACTGTGGTTTGTAAAGGCATCGCCGTAGTCCTTGGCTCTCTGACCATTGATCAGTTCTTTTGCCTTGTCTAAAATTTCATCACGTTTCATCTTCTGTCTCCCTTGGGTAATAAATTAATACAAAAGTGTAGCATTTTGGGCAGGAAAGATTCGACACAATAGAATGTTCTTCGTCATCCTCACAGTCGTGATCTCCTCCCCAGATTAATTCAGCGGTGCAGTGTGGGCAGTTCATTGTTCTTTCTCCAGTGTGCTGGTCCGTATCTTTGGACGGATGCTGCTCGTCATTGGTGTTGGGTGCGCATACGAATAGAATATATGCTGGTCTATCCGTGCTATTCGGTACAGTTTGTTTCGCCATATCGGGCGCACCTTAGTAGTGTGGTAGTGATCAGCGTCGCTGTACGGCAAGATCCCAGGATCCTTTAGTATCTTCTCCGCTAATGCTGTAGCGTTTTCCCACGCCCTCTTGTTCTTGGCCCTCGGTACTTTGCCCTTCCTTACGAATGAGAACTGGCGGTCCTCCATGACCACGCCACATACGGACGAAGGCCACCTCTTGGATTCCACCCTGTTTATTATAACCTTGGCAACCATAAGCTGGGCTTGGTAACTTTCTCCTCGCGCTTCATGGTACAAAGCCAACGCAAGACACATTGATGCTATCATATTGTGTACCTGTAGTTGTTATTAGATTGTAAAATGTACAAAGATTCTCGTGCCCTTGTGACGCCAACGTAGAACGCTCGGTGCTCATCGTCAGGGTACTTGCTCTGAACACACGCCTTGGTAGATGCTGTGTACACCACGCAGTTGTCGTCCTCTCCGCCCTTCATGGCGTGGAACGTAGATATCTTAATCCGTGGGGGTGACAGAAGATCCTCGCCCCTACGTTGGATGGCCTCGATGTACGTTTGCATACTGCCAGACACCTTCAACACTTTGTATGCAGCAAACTCTGGGCCGCACAGAAGTCCGTACTCTGATCTCAATGTATCCATATCTATTTCGGCATCAAGTTCCAGAGCCTCCAGTAGTTTGGCAGACCCGCGTTTAACCACAGCGTCCGTGCCCTGCTTGGGTAGGCCAGAGTACAATGTCTTGACCCGCTCTAACCCTAGCTTCTTGCCCTGGCACAGCTCATCCCAAGCCATGATGTTGCCTATCAACTTCTGAGATATACTGGGACGGCCTTTGACAGAGTACTTAAACCCTGTGTTCGAAAACCACTTCGCCATCTCTCGAACGTAGGTGTTTGTTCGCGCCATCACGGTCCATGATCCTTCGGTAAAAGGAATATCCTCCATGTGATTAACGAACTCGACCTCACCCAACTCCTCTCGAGCCAAGAACTCTTTCTCTACCCGAGTGCCAATCCGGTTAACGATGGTCTGAGACAGGCGGTGAATAGACTTTGGTATACGGTACGACTGCTTTAAAATCTCTACGTTTTCTGAAGAGTTAACGAACATGCGTACATCTACCCCAGTCCAACGGTGCACTGCCTGATCGTCGTCCCCTGCAATAATCGTTTGCTGGGAGAACTCAGCTAGTTTGTGCGCCATATCCCACTGCAACGGAGTGAAGTCTTGAGCCTCGTCAATGAATAGATAGTCCAAGTGGGGCGGTTCCCCGATCTCGATGTACTTCTCAATCATATCCACAAAGTCATACTTGCTGTTCTGTTGCTTGTACTCTTCGATCTGAGCGCCGACCTGCTCCAGCTTCGGGTAAAACAATGTACGGTCTGATGCTTCGTTGAACTCTTGCTCCAACGTAATCATTCTGTAGCGAGCACGGGTAATCATCTGTAGGTACTGGGCCCCTGAACCACCGATTGAGGGCAGAGATATGCCATCATCTACACTGGTTCGGTCCTCCCCTTCAAAGTTTAAGCCTACTATACTGCCAACAACCTCATAGTCTGCTATCTGCATAACATCTTGCGACTGCAAACCTAGCCCGTTGAACCCAAACGAATGGCTCGTCCTCATGTACGGAAAGTCCACAGGTTCCAACGAGAACTCAGCGCATGATCGAGTGACCATCTCTTCGATAGCCTTGCGAGTAAACGAAATTACCCCGATGCGTGACGAATGTGTGCCTGCTTCCAGTGCGCCTTTGATCTCTTGGATTAAACGATAAGTCTTGCCGCATCCTGGAGGACCTAAGATTAATTTAGAGTTAGGTATCATAGTTCTTTGCCCCTTGGTCTGGAGTTTACCCAATCCTCGATCTCGGTTAGCACCCAGCGGCTAGATGACCGCTTGCTGTGCTCGTCACCAAGAACAATGGGCTGGGGGAAGTCTGTTTTCTGAGCTACCAATTTGTAGATGTATGACTTGGATACACCCAACATGTTGGCAACCTCTCCTACGCGGAGGAGCCTATTAGAAGGGTATGTCATCGTTCATCTCCTTGATGGGTAGTTCAATTTTGTTTTCTTCAAATGAAGGTATGTACCAGCAGCGAATGATTGAACGTGTGCCGTCAGACTTACGAATGTTTTGTCTTGATGCATCGCCGCCCAAGTCTCTAATCATCTGGATCAAGTTGCCTCGGTTCTCGACCTTGAACCTGCGGTGGTGCAGGTACTCAATCAGCCCCTCTAGTTTAAACATAGTAGAGCCACCGTCTGTCCAAGGCTTGCCCATTTCCATTTCTTCTGGGGCCATGGCTCTGATCTGACTGGTGCAATAGGAGTGCAGGTGATCTTTGAATTGTCCTTTGATTGTGGCTTCTTCTGGAACCTCTAAGTGGGTAGCAGCTTGCATCAACTGATTGATCATGGTCTGCCACTTCTGAGGCTTAACCGTAGGAGGCATGATGTTCATCTGCTCCATGCAAGCACGTTGCCACAGGACTTGGTTCTGTAACTGCTCAGTCGTAAGCTGGATCCGTCCACCGTTTACATCCATGAAATAAACTCGAGGCTCCGACAACATAATCGTTAGCCCTCCGACCTCGGGGGCATCAGGAGCGTCCTTGCCTATCCCGAACTTACGCACAGCGCACAGAACTGGATCACAGTAGCTCTTGAACGGTTGGTCCTTGCATGTGTAGCCCCAGTCCTTCTTAGTCAGGGACTTACGAAGGTTAAGGATCTCATGGGAAGGGAGAGGATCAGAACATAATGTACGGTTGTCCTCCTCTAGCCTATTCTCCCAGTCGTCACTGTGCTTGAGTTTGTTGTACACGCCACACATAAACATAGTCTTATTGCGTTCGTCAGTGATGGGCCCCTCCGAAAACAAATGCTCCAAGCAGGGTGGTCCATCGGTGAAGTGCTTGCGCTCCCCTGCAAACTTCAGGCCCTCAAGCTCGGGCAACGAAACACGCGCCTTGTCTACCGCATCAAGAAACTCGTCTAGCTCTAACGCTTCCGTCTTCTTGTTAAAGCAATACCTCTGAGGCAAATCGGCGTTGAAGTAGGGCATGTTGATAAAGTTACCTACGTCCCCACGCTCGGCAATAATTGTATCCTGTTTGGGAAATATCTCACAGCCACTGTGGCCCAGCGCAATCGACATCTCCGACAGGTAATCTCTAACTTGTGCTGCCGTCTCCCAGTCCTTCATAAACAAGTATAGGTGAGCGCCTCCCGATTTAGATCGGCAGTGCATCAAAGGCAGTTTCATCTTTTGTATCTTATCCTGGAGTTCGCCGTGGTTTAGATCGTAGACATCTATATCCAGACAGCCGAACTGGCATTTGTTATCGTCATTGATTGGGATCGCCCCGACCCCTTGCGTACCATCGATGTGAGCCTGCACTAGCTCCTCGGTCAACGGCTCTCGGATTATTCGGCTCTGTGATTCGGCCTTACCGTTTCGCCCTACCCGCCCAACAATGGTCGTGCCATGTGCATTACCCGCCCCCGCAAAGGTAGCCAGCAACCTGCTTGCTTGTGACATCTTCTGCTCCTTGATTGGTGAATAAAAAGGGGCGCACTATTGGACATGGTGCGCCCCTAAAACTGCTACCTAGAACGGAATGTCATCGTCCACTGGCTTGGAGGATGCAGTGGAGCTACTCTCCTCCGACACAGCTTTTGCTTCACCTGCGGCCACGCTATCACGGAACGCTTTAGCCTCAAGCATTAAGTCACGGTTCTCGATCAGCCCAATCTTTTCGATAGAGAAGTTGAACCACGAACCTTGGTCATTGCTCTCTTCAACAGTAGTAAACTTCCACTGTGTTGCGAACAAAGGTGGTGTGATCATGGCCCCTGTCTTGGGGTGCTTGATCTTCTGCATGGCAATCTGAGTTTTCCAACGGCGGCTAACCTTTAATTGTGTAGACTTCATGTCAATCACAACAGGCTGGCTGATGCCGTCCTCGCCCATAACCAAGCAGTAATGTTGATCCGACTTCACTAGCTCGTTGCCAGTGGGTAGGATCTCTTTCGAGCCCTGACGTTCAGTGCGCTGTAGTATAGGATCAGTAGGCTCAATCTTTCCACGGAACCCGCCACCTTGGTCCATAGGAACGAACTCCAGATACTCTGTAGTTTGGTAACACGGAACTACAGTGATGCCTTTGTCGCCAGGATAAATTTCCATGGTGACGTTGTTAAACATGTCAGATTGTTCTGCTTCTGCGATGTACTCTGCTTTGCCCTTCTTAACCTGCGGGGAACCAGATTGAATTATACGCAGAAACGGAATCTGCAACTCGCTGCTGTCAAATGACGTACCCTCACCAGCAAACTCTAGGATGTCGTCCATGACATCTGTGCTTAACTCTGCACTTTTTTTCGTAGCTACTTGATTACCCATCTTTTTTTTCTCCCTTTTTAGTTTCTTTTTCAATTTCTATGTCGTCCAAGTCCTCATACCCATCCTTTGGGTTGCCGTCCTCATCGTACTCTTCACGCGCAACGCGCTCCATTTCTTCCATCATCATTTGTTTTGAGATGCTCATTATGCTTTCCTCTTTAATTGTGCTGTATTGTTTACGAAGGCCCCGAACATATCGAGGTCAATGGGTTTACCATCTGTGATGCGCTCCTTCACGAACGCCTTCAGTGTAGATGGATGAACATGAGTCTTGGTGCTTGGATCAAACCCCCGATCCTTGAGCAGTCCGACTACGTCCCCCGCTACATTGTCTTGGCCCTTGCCAAACGAAATGATAACATCGTTCTTTATGATGTCGTCCAAGCGGTTCTCCCGTAACCAAGAGTATGCTTCCTCTCTACGGTCAACAGGTATGGATGCGCTAACAACCATCCTTCGCTCTACAGTCAGACCGTCAACATCTAAACGCTCGACACCCATCTCGTCCATTAAAGCTGGGATGTTCTCCACGGAGAGCTTGTGCTTCTCCTGCTTCAATGCTTTGATATGTGTTTCTGCTTCGGCTATCTGGTCTTCCACTCCTCGGAGTGTACGCACCAACTGGCTCAGTTGTTTGCCAGTCCCTACGTCAATGTTCGATACGGCACCTGCCTCATCGAAAAAGTCTTCAAAGATATCGTCCATTACTGCTCCCCCTCGCTTTGACGGGCTGCATTTTCAATCCACGAATCAATTGTGCTTTCAAGCCATCCCGAGGCTTTGCCGCCTTGGACTAGTTTAAAAGGGGCTGGAAATTTACCCTTTGTTATCAATTCGTAAATTGTTGGTGGCCGAAACCCTACCTTTGATGGTAGGTCTTTCATCCGCAAAATGCGGACGGGTTTATTGCTGTTCATAAGTTTTTCCTCTTCAGGGTTGATTTATCCGGTAGCTTCATGCTATCCGTAATGTGGACAATAGTGGAGGTATGTAATGACTGTCAAGCTGAAATATAAATTAAAACCATTTGACCACCAAATAGATGC